GACGCTTAATGCAGCGCAGATAGCGTTTGCCAAGCGATTTCCCGTGCATGTGGTGCGCAGCATTGAAGGCGCAGTAGCCGTTGTAGGATTGATGAAAGCGGACTAAACTACGAAGATGCCTCCCGTAAGCGAAGCCCATAGAAGGGCGATGGAAGCAGCTGCACATGGTCATTCGACCATCGGCATACCGAAGAAAGTCGGCCAGGAGTTCAGCAATGCCGATCCTGGCGGAAAGCTCCCCAAGAAGGTTCACGATCCCAAAAAGCTGGCCGAAGGCTTGAAGCGGAGGTAAATCATGGGTTCAGGGATGAACAAAGGAAACGACCCGATCACCAAGCGCGAACGCGAGATCGACCCCCGATCCAAAGCCAGCCTCGAGGAAATGCGCGGCGGCAAGCAAAGCGAGCACCACAAGAACCTGCAAGAGCACGGAAACCTCGACGGCCCAAAGGAAAGCTACGACAAGAAGCAGAAGTAAGTGCTAACGCAGCAGCAGATCAAAGAGATCATAGTCATTTCGAAGATCTGTCTTCAGAAGCGCAGGCCCTACCTTAGACGCTACTGGAAGCAGTTCGCCAGTTGGCGCCAGCGCAAGTCATGATGCGCCGCACAAAGAAAAACTAAGCTTGGACAAGCATGGCGTGGCCTAAGGGAGTCAAGCGCGGACCGAGGCCAGCAGGGGCAGGCAGGAAGGCCGGTACCCCGAATCGAACTACCCAGGCAGCCAAAGACGCCATAGCGTGGGCTGCCGAGCAGATAGGCGGTCAGGAGCGTCTAGCCGCTTGGATTAAGGAAGATCCTGCCAACCAGCGGCTGTTCTGGTCGCAGATCTATCCCAAGCTGCTACCGCTTCAGGTTACAGGCGAGGCGGGAGGGCCTATGATCATCGAGGTTGTCAGATTCGGGGAGAAGTAGATGCCAACGCCGATGTTCAACATCAAGCCGCACTACTACGCCTCCACCGAGTCAGGGAATGCCTACTACGCCTGCAATCAATCGGCTACCTCGACTACTGCCGGCCTGGCCACTACTTGGACGGGGCTGGCCATAGGCAATCCCGCGGCCTCCGGCTTCAATCTGGTCATGCGCAAGTTCCTGGTCGGGCAGGCAGCAGCTGGAACGGCAGGGGCTGTAGGGATCATGGGCGGGGCAGGATCGATCACTGCCAGCATCACGCCGCTGAACCTGAACCTTGGGCTTGCAAGCCCCGCCTCGGTGGCCCACGCGACCGCAGGGCAGACGATCAGCACCCCGGTGCTCATCAAGCCCGTCGCCAGCCTCGGAAGCGTCGCTACGACGGCCTACGGGCTTTCTGGAGGCATCGTGGACAACCTGGACGGCGACCTAATCGTGCCTCCCGGCCAGTTTATTGCCACCTACACGACGGCAGCGACCACGACGGCGCTGATCTTCGCGTTTTTCTGGGAGGAAATCCCGATAGCTGCTGTCGGGTCCTAGACAAACTAGTGGTTATCCTGGACAAAGTGCCAAGAATCGCGGGCTGAGACAAAACGCAGGCTGGACAAATGAATCGCAGGGGCTTTTTAGCAGGAATTCTGGCCTCAGCAGCCGCCCCAGCGTTCGTCCGCTTCGGCTCGCTAATGGTGCTGAAGGCGCCAGTGGGTGGTTCGGTGCTGACGCTGGCCGACTTTGCGCAGATCAGCCAGGAAGTGGTGCTTACGGATGCATCGCTCGAGAGGTTCATGCGGGCGGTAACTGAGGAGATGGCAAAGAACATACGGCACACCAATGCATTGCTACGTGGTGGAGGGCTGCGCTACTCCGGATTCGAGATATCGCTGTGAGAATCCGCCTTCCAGCCAACTGGGTTCCAAGGCACTACCAGATGGCATCGTGGAAGTATCTCGAGGCAGGCGGGAAACATGCCGAGCTGGTCTGGCACCGGCGCTCAGGCAAAGATGCCTTGGCGATGAACTGGGCGGCTGTAGCGGCCTTCCAGCGCATCGGGAACTACTGGCACTGCCTGCCCGAATACGCCCAAGCTCGAAAGGCCATCTGGGCAGCCGTGAATCCGTATACCGGGAAACTGCGGATAGACGAGGCTTTCCCGAAGGTTCTGAGGCGTCGCACCAATGACCAGGAGATGATGATTGAGTTCATCAACGGCAGCACTTGGCAGGTGGTGGGCTCTGATCGGTTTGACAGCCTTGTGGGTTCTTCTCCTGCCGGCATCGTTTATTCTGAGTGGGCACTTGCCAACCCGGCCGCACGGGCTTACTTACGCCCGATCATTGCCGAGAACAACGGCTGGCAGATATTCATCACGACCCCCCGGGGACGCAACCATGCCCTTACTACGCTCCAAGCAGCGCGCAAAGAGCCCGGGGCTTTTGCTCAGGTTCTGGATGCGACTCAAACAGGCGTTTTCACGAAAGAGCAGCTCGAGGAAGAACTGAGGGCGTACGTTGCTGAGTTCGGCGAGGAGTATGGGCGCGCCAAGTTCGAGCAGGAATACCTGTGCAGCTTTGACGCTGCGAACCTTGGCTCGATTCTTGCCCGGCAGATAGGGATTGCGGAGAAGGAAGGGCGAATCAGTGACGACATTGCGTACGACAAGCGGGGTGCGCCTATTGAGATCAGCGCGGACATCGGCCGGCGCGACACTGCAACCTGGTGGTTCTGGCAGCCCACGGTCGGGGGTTACCACATCGTGGACTACGACGGTGGCTGGGGGCTGGACGCAGAGGAATGGGCTCAAAGGCTTGCCAAGCGCCTCGCCGGTAGAACGCTGGGCCGCATCTGGCTTCCGCATGATGCGCGCGCCAAGACCTTCGCGGCCAAGCGCAGCGCCGTCGAGATATTCATTGAGGCTTTCGGGGCTGCCAAAGTCGGGATCACGCCACGATCCTCGGTTAGTGACCGGATTAACGCTGCGCGAGTTCTTGTTCCTCGAGTCGCCTTCAACGAGACGGCCTGCCAAGACGGTTTGAACGGCCTGCGCGCTTGGCAGTTCGAGTATGACGAGGAGAAAAAGACCTTCGGTAGCGAGCCGCTGCACGACTGGGCGAGCCACGACGGCGATGGCTTCAGCTATGGCTGCCTGATCATGCAACAGGTCGCGCCGCCGCCGAAGCCTGCCGAGCCGATGCGCGGGATCACCGTCGGGGCTCATAGCGTGAGCCTAGGCGTGAGCTTGGACGAGCTGTACAAGGAGATGCCGAAGCGGGAGGAGGGAAGAGTTTAGATGGCCAAGGACCGCATCGATCCCGACTACCAGAAGTGGGTTGAGTGCTTCGCTCTGTACGATCGTGAGTTCGAGAAGTGGGAAAAGCGCGTCCAGAAGATCCTGAAGATTTACCGGCGCGAGACCAACGCCATCGTGCGCAACACGCCGGCCAAGTTCAACATCCTCTGGAGCAATGTGCAAACGCTGGTGCCGGCGACCTACGCGCGGGTGCCCAAGGCCGATGTCTCTCGACGCTTCAAGGACAACGATCCTGTAGGACGTGTGGCAAGCCAACTGCTCGAGCGCGCGCTAGACTTCGAACTTCAGAACTACCCCGACTACCGCACCACGCTGCGGCAGAACGTCTATGACCGATTCCTGGGAGGAAGAGGCACCAGCTGGATCCGCTACGAGCCGCATTTCTCCAAGGAGCCCGCAGAGCCGATAGACGGGCTGTCTCCGGATTCGGAAATCGAGTTACCTGCGATGATCGAGGTGCTGAAGTACGAGTGCGCGCCCATCGATTACGTTCACTGGAGGGACTTCGGTTGTACTGTGGCGCGCACCTGGGACGAGGTGACTGCCGTCTGGCGCAAGGTCTACCTGACGCGGCAGGCCCTTATCGAGCGCTTCGGCCCTGAAGGCGAGAAGATCCCGCTGGATGCCAAGCCGCCCGATCTTAGGCAGCAGCGGCCTTACCATTCTGAGCAGATGGATGCCCGGGGACTGATCTACGAAATCTGGGACAAAGAGGAAGGATGCGCGATCTGGCTGTCCAAGTCGCTAGGCAAGATCCTGGACCAGCGCGACGACCCGCTGGGACTGCAGGAATTCTTCCCGTGTCCGCGCCCACTGCTGGCTACTACGACTACCGATTCACTGGTCCCGATCCCAGATTACGTGCTGTACGAGGATCAGGCCAGGTCCCTGGACACGCTGGCAGACCGCATCCACGGGTTGGTGGAGGCGCTGAAGGTACGCGGGGTGTACGACGCAAGCGTGCCGGAGCTTGCCCGACTGCTCAGCGAGGGCGAGAACAATGGGCTGATCCCAGTGCCGAACTGGATGGCGTTCGCGGAGAAGAACGGGCTCAAGGGCGCTATCGACCTGCTGCCCCTCGACATGATCGCCCAGGCGCTGGAGCAGGCCTACGGAGCCTTCGAGCAGGTCAAGCAGCAGATTTACGAGATTATCGGGCTGGCGGACATCATGCGCGGGGTGTCCGAGCCGGAGGAAACTCTGGGCGCGCAGCAGTTGAAGGCGCATTTCGGCGGCAACCGCCTGACCGACTATCAGAATCAGGTCGCGCGCTACGCCAGCGAAGT